TTAATGGTGATATGCAAGTAGCTCAAAGAGGTACATCTTTAACAGGACAAACTGGTACTGCTTTTCAAATGGATAGATTTGGATTTCAAATGGATACCTTCGGTACATGGACTATGACACAAGCTGATGATGGACCAACAGGTTCAGGTTTTACTCATTCTTTAAAATGGGATTGTACAACCGCAGATACAAGTTTAGGTGCTGGACATTTTGGTTTAGCTCATTACAGAATAGAAGGACAAGATTTACAGCTATTAAAAAAAGGCACAAGTTCTGCTGAAAAAGTTACTATATCTTTTTGGGTAAAATCTGCTAAAACAGGAACTTATATATTAGAATTGTATGATGTAGATAATTCAAGACACATATCACAAGCGTACACCATATCAAGTGCAGATACTTGGGAACAAAAAGTATTAGTTTTTGCTGGCGATACTACAGGAGCATTGGGCAATGATAATGGTAATAGTTTAGCTATATCGTGGTGGCTTGGAGCTGGTAGTAATTACAATAGTGCAACCTTACAAACATCATGGGGTGCAAATGATACAGATGCTAGAGCAACAGGCGTTGTTAATTTAGCTGACAGCACAAGTAACGATTGGTATTTAACAGGAGTGCAAATAGAAGTTGGCGAGTATACAGCAGACACTATACCACCTTTTCAACATGAATCTTATATTGAAAATGTAGAAAGATGTTGGCGATATTTTGAAGCATGCACTGGCGATGGTGGTACAGGCATAATCGGACAAGGTTTTTTATCAGATGGTAGTGGTAGGGTAGCAACTTTAATTGGCTTTCATCCAAAGAGGGCTACCCCAACAGTAACGACCAGTGCTGCTGGTACATTTACAGGCAGTCAAGGCGTACAAGCTGGGGGTGTAGCTACAGGTTTTATTCTTGCGGCTTGGTCTAATAGTTCAGGTGCAAATTCAGGGGTTGATGCTGGACTAGGACATGTGCATTTAGATACGTCTGGTCATTCTAGCATGACAGATGGACAAATATGTAGAGTTGCTAACACAAATGGAACAACTGCTTTTATTAAATGTGATTCAGAGTTATAGGAGATATTAATGGCAATTATATATAAAAAACTAAAGTATCCACCAGAAATAGAAAGTGGTGCAGTAAGAACTGATTATATAAATAAAATAGTTACTGACGATAGTGATAATGTAGTTGAACAAAGTTGGATTCCTACTAATACAAGTAATAGAGATTACATTGAATATCAGGAATGGGAAGCAGTAGACGGTAACACGATAGCAGACGCAGATTAGGAGATAACTTATGTATTTTGGTGCAACCACATTTGCTGAAGATTGTTTTGGAGCACAAGGTGTACCTAATACTGTCGTAGAAGTTTCTGGTATTGCTTTATCGATGAACGCAGGTGCGTCTTCGCAAACAGGCGATGCTAATTTAACTTTAACTGGCACTGCTCTTACCTCATCAATAGGAACTATTGGTATACAGATAGATGTTAGTTTTGCTGTATCTGGTATTGGTATGACCGCTAGTCAAGGAATAGCCAATGGCATTGGTTGGGCAACGGTTAGCACAGGCACAGGACAAACTTATTCTGCGGTTAGCACAGGATCTAGTCAAACATGGACTTCTGTAAGTAAAGGCACAGGTCAAACATGGGCTGCTGTGGATGAGGTTGAAAAGGTTGCATAACGACCTTATAATGAATATAAACATACAAAGTAGGTAATTATGGCATCATCGTACTCAAGTGATTTAAAATTCGAACTGCAAGTAACTGGAGAAAACCCTGGAACATGGGGTGATAAAACTAATAATAATTTTAACGTTGTTCAACAAGCGGTAGCAGGATACGAAGAAGTTAACGTTGCCTCTGGCGATGTTACTTTAGTAATGTCTAATGCAGCAGTATCTAATGCAAGAAACATGAGCATTAAATTTACAGGTACTCTAGCAGCTAATCGAACCGTTAATATGCCTGCAAGTATTGAAAAGTTTTTTAATATTATTGATGGTACCGATCATGCAGGTTACACCCTTACTTTTAAAGTAACCAGTCAAACAGGTTTTTTATTGTGTGAAGGCAATCATTATGTTTGTCATTCAAACGGCACCGACATTGTTAAAGATCAAGAAACTAGATATTGGCGTGTTGTCAGTGCAGCCGAAACAATACAAGCTGGAGCACAACTATTAGTTGATACTTCTAGCGGAGCTGTAACAATTACTTTGCCCGCCTCACCTGCCGCAGGGGATGAAGTAACTTTCTTAGATTCAGAAAATACTTTTGATTCTAACAATTTAACTGTGGCTCGTAACAGCTCCAATATAAATGGTGCCGCTTCTAACCTTGTAGTAGCAAATGAAAGAGCAGCTTTTACTTTGGTATATTCAGGTGACGCTACTGTAGGGTGGCAATTTAAAAATAGAGATCAATCTTTACATAGTGGCTCGGACATGCTTTTAGATTCTGGTGGCGATATTATTTTAGATGCTGATGGTGCAGATGTTATTTTTAAAGATGCTGGTACAGAAGTAGGTCGATTTACCAATAGCTCAACTGATTTTGTAATGCAATCGGCTACTAGTGACAAAGACATTATTTTTAAAGGTAATGACGGTGGTTCTACTATTACCGCACTAACATTAGATATGTCAGCAGCAGGTGCTGCAACCTTTAACAATGATGTAACAGCTTTTTCTGATGAAAGACTAAAAGACAATATAGAAACTATTGATAGTGCTTTAGATAAAGTTACTAATATGCGTGGCGTTACCTTTGATAGAGACGGTAGAAAAGGAACTGGTGTAATTGCTCAAGAAATGCAAAAAGTAATGCCAGAAGTAGTACATGATGAAGGCGAGTATATGTCAGTTGCTTATGGCAACCTTGTTGGTGTTCTTATTGAAGCAGTTAAAGAATTAAAAGCTGAAATAGAGGAACTCAAACATGACCATAAAGGATAGCGGTTCAAGTCTAGCAATATCCGAAATAGCGGCAGAATTTGGTGGTAGCACTCCACATTCTATGTCCGAATATTATCGTGGTGGCAGCAATGTACCTTCAGCTTCAAGCACCTCAGGCATTGCCTCATCAGGTGCAATTACCATGTCAAGTTTTTATGGTACTTCTAACCGTATTGGTATTACCTTAACTATTTCAGGCGATACTTCTAACTACAATATTTACAATAACAGAGGTGGTACCTATGTTGCAGGTCTAAGTGATGTAACCTTAGTCAATAATGCTACTATCTCTTCAACTTCAACTGGCACCGCAGCCCTAGATACGGGCACAGGATGGACTAGTGGTGATGTGATTACGATTGATAATAATTCAACCATTGTCGGTGATGGTGGAGACGGTGGAGCTGGTGGCGGTAACAGTGCTGGAGCAGCAGGTGGAGCAGCAGGACATGCGGTAAACCTACAATTTAATACTACTATTGATAACACTGGTGGAACTCTTTCTGGCGGTGGCGGTGGCGGTGGCGGTGGAACCGTAGGTTCCACTTCGGTAGCAGGAAAAGGCACAACGATTACAACCAAACACGGTGGTGGTGGTGGCGGTGGTGGTTTCGGTGGCGGTGCGGGTGGTGCTGGTGGTACTCCTACAAATGGTAATAATAACAATAATGGAAACGCTGGATCGGCGGGTTCTGTAAGTGCAGCTGGGGCTGGTGGATCTGCTATAAGTGATGGAAATGCTGGTGGGGCTGGTGGATCAGCGGGAGCAGCTGGAACTCAAGGCGGAGGTTCTGGTGGAGCAGGTGGAGCAGCTGGTAAGGCTGTAAACTTAAACGGAAATACTGTAACATTTACAGCTACAGGTACAAGAAATGGAGCAACCTCATAATGATTTTATATAGAGCATGGATTCAAAATAAAAAAGTAGTGCATCGTACTTACTGGGCTGGAAGTGATGACACAGAAACAACAAAAATTAAAAATGAAATTTTAGCTAAGTTTCCTGATGAAACATGGCCTTGGGAACCAAATGTTTGGGGTGTAAAAATGGATTCAAATAAATACAGTTTACACGGTTGTAGTTGTGCCGCAGATTACAAAGACAGTAGTAAAATTCAAAATAGTATTTTGCTTAACCACGATTTTATTAAGTATTTCTATGACCTTGATACTGCAACTAAAACTATAGAAATAGTTTATAAAGACGGGGCTGTCATGCCTGTTGTTACAGTACCTAGTAATCTAACAGTAAAATATATAACTGATATGTGTAATGCGTCTTTTCAAATACAAGCAACACAAGCTATTTATGTAAGTGGCACTAATGACAATGTTTGGTCTTGGGCTGAATCATTAAAATCAGACGTAGTGATGCCTATTTCAAAAGATAAAAAATTAGCAAACGATGATGATATGTATAAATTTCAATTTAATAATGCAAAAGAGTTAACAGAAGTAACTCTACTTGCTCATCTTGAAAGATACCAAGTGTATGGTGAAGGTAATAACCTTTATACAGAATACACAGCAGACTATGCTGATGAGTTAACTAACTTATCAGATACTGAAATTGTTGTTCCAAATTTTGATAACTCTGGAAATCGTATAGCTCAAGCACATAACAAAGCTGACATTAAAGAATACGTTAGAGTTCCTAAAAGCAATGGAGAAAGTGGGTATGATATCGTTCTTATTAAAGATTTATAAAAAATTAGATATAGGTTTTGGTGCAACTCATGTTGTTGGAATAAACGGTATTCGTTACATTTCAAGATGGGGTTTTTGGACTAAACCATTTACAATTTTGTTATCAAAAATACACCCAATCAACGCTACTGTAGAATGTATACCTGACACAAAACCTGATGCAAGTGTCATATATCACAGTCACCCATTTAGTTTTGCTTCATTTATATTTAAAGGAACTTACACAGAAGAGATAAACAATGACGGAAATATTATTTTTAAAAAAAGAAAGTGGTTTAACTATGTGAGTAAAGACACTTACCACAAGATAACATGTGAAAAAGATGTGTGGTCTATACAAATTGGGTTTTTTAAAAATAATAAAGTAAAAATTAAAATAGATAATAAAATATACGCCCACAAAAGAATATTCACTACAGGGGATATAGATAAATGCCATTAGTTAAAGTACCGTTTAAACCAGGGTTTAATAAACAGATGACACAATCCTCTGCTGAATACACATGGACCGATGGTGACTTTGTACGTTTTAGATATGGTGAACCAGAAAAAATAGGTGGTTGGCAACAGCTTACCTCTAATACATTACCAGGGGTGGCAAGAGATTTACACAATTGGACTGACCTAGATGGTAACAAATACCTAGCCATTGCTACAAACAAATGTATTATTCTTTATTATGGTGGTGCTTACTTTGATATTACGCCATTAAATACAGCAATTACATCTTGTACCTATACGACTACTAATGGTTCAGCAACACTTACAGTAAACAAAGCAGGACATGGTTTAGCTGCAGGTGATCTATTTACTTTTAGCAATATGACTATTCCAGGTAGTGGCACTGGTTTTGTTGCGGCTGATTTTACGACCAATACGTTTCAAATTGTTACCAGAGCAACCGATACATTTACCGTAACTATGGGTAAGGTAGAATCTGGTGCTGGTGTAACAGGTGCAACAGGTTGTAATGTAAACCCATACATTAAACCTGGACCAGCAATAGCAACACCCGCTTATGGTTATGGGGTAGCTCAATGGGGTGGTGAAACTATATCTTTAACTAAAAATGATCTTGATGGTGCTTTGGGTGACAACACCGCAGGTACAGGTGGCTCTGGTACAGCGGTAACGCTTACTTCTGTTTCTGGATTTAGTACAGCTGGACACATTTTAGTAGGTTCAGAATTAATTACTTACACAGGTATATCAAGTCAAGATTTAACAGGTATTACGAGAGCAGCCTTAGGTTCAACCAGAGCAGCACATGATGATGCAGCAGTGGTAACAGATGCTACTAACTTTGTTGCATGGGGTAATGCAGCAGCAACTACCGATGTAACACTTGAACCTGCTAACTGGGCTCTAGATAATTTTGGCACAATTCTAGTAGCAACCCTTAAAGACGGTAAGACTTTTGAATGGAATCCAACCAGTGGCACAAGCACACGAGCTACTGTATCTACTACGAATCCAACCAAAAGTGTTATGTCATTAGTCTCTGGTCGAGACAGACATCTAATACATTTAGGTACAGAAACAACAATAGGTAATTCGTCAACACAAGATAAAATGTTTATTCGTTTTAGTGATCAAGAAGATAGAACTGATTATACCCCAGTCTCAACTAATACAGCGGGCACCTTTAGGTTAGACTCTGGCAACGCTATTGTTGGAGCTTTACGAGCAAAAGATTATATTTTTATATTAACAGATACTTCTGCTTACACAATGCAGTTTGTCGGTCCACCTTTTACTTTTAACATACAACAAGTCGGTTCTAACTGTGGTTTGATTGGACAACACGCAGCGGTATATGTAGATGGTGCGGTCTATTGGATGGGTGAGTCTGGCGGTTTTTTTGTGTTTGATGGTACGGTCAAACGACTACCTTGTTCAGTAGAAGATTTTGTATTTACTAATGTAGATAGTGATGACTTAGGTCTGAATTATGACGCTGGTGAATTGGTTTATTGTAACTACAATTCTTTATTTACTGAAATAAATTGGTTTTATGCTAAAGCAGATTCTACTAGTATTGATAGATGTGTAACTTTAAACTATCGAGAAGGTGCGTGGACTACCAGTTCATTAGCAAGAACTACTTATATTGATCAATACCTATTTGACAGCCCAATAGCATCGGAATTTGCAAACACAGGTACACCTACTTTCCCAACAATACAAGGAGCTTCTTCAGTGCTTGGTGCTTCTACTTTGTATGAGCATGAAATAGGTGTTAATGAAGCAGACCAAAACGGTAACGCCACCGCTAGTATTAATGCGTTTATTGAATCAGGTAGTTTTACCCTAGACGCTGAAGGCGGACAAGGCGAGAACTTTATTAAGATTAGACGTTTCTTACCGGACTTTAAGATATTAAGTGGTAATGCGACAGTCACTATACAGCTTAAAGACTTTCCTGCTGAGACAGAAGCTAGTTCATCACTAGGACCATTTACGGTAAGCTCATCAACTAAAAAGATAGACACCAGAGCAAGAGGTCGATTTGCATCATTGAAAATAGAAAACACTGCCACAGATGAGAACTGGCGATTTGGTTCGTTTAGAGCAGACGTGCAACCAGACGGGAGAAGATAATGGCTAAAATAATTGTTACTATTCCAGAACCTAAAGCTGATTACGATCAATCTAATCAGAGACAAATATTAGAAGCTTTAAATACTTTAAAGAATCAACTTAATTTTTCGTTTCAAACAGATTTTAAAAACGAACAAGACACTTTTAACTGGTTTATCTCATGACAATACAATACAAAAATCAAGGGTTTACTTTAGCTAATACCGATGAAACTTCTGTATTAACTGCACCCAGTGATGCAAGATTGTTAATTAAACAAATACAAGCTGTCAATATACACAGTAGTGCAGTCACTTTGACCACAAAGCTAACCGATACCTCTGCGTCAGCCACACACACCTTTGGTAACCAAGACATTGCTGCCGTCAGCACTGCTGATATTATAACGAACACGCTTGTATTAGAAGAAGGTGATATTCTTAAAATGACCGCAGAAACCGCAGCTAAGATATCAGGTGTCATCTCCTATGCTCAATTAGACAGATCACAAGAAAATGGTTAGAATACAGCCATGACGATTACTATTGATTGCGAATCACAAACTAAGATATCTAATAAAAAGTCTGGCTTAGAGTATGCTACTGAGGAAGAAGCTCAAGCGGATGTAGCGGATGCAGGCACTGACACCAAAGAAGAAGATATTCAACGTGATGTGACTATTATTGTTCCTAAACTTGATCTCTTTGGGGAGACGAATGAGTGAGCCTAAGGGTGGCACAGAATTACAACACGATTTTTTAACCGCACGAGTTGACTCAGACTTACTTAGTCACTTTCAAATTTGCACTTCTATACCTAACAAAGTCCCTATTGATGAAAACAAGATCAACATCTTGTGGCAAAAGAACAGTTACGACCAACCTAATATTCGACCTTTTTTTCAAAACAAGTCTAATCATTATAAATACGATTGGTATGTGTTTAACTCGCATTGGAACTACGAGAAGTTTCGTATGATGTATGACATACCGACCGAAAGGTGTCATGTGATTAAAAATGGGGTTACACATTTTCCAGAAAGAAAGCCGTACAAGCAAGGTAATACACTACGTTTAGTCTTTCAACCAACACCGTGGCGTGGTTTGAACGTATTGCTACTAGCTATGCAACACTTGCAAGATGAGAATATAGTATTAGATGTATACAGCAACTGTGAAGTGTATGGTGAAAAATTTGCTAAAGATAACAATGCCGACTGGGAAGAACTATTCGATC